TGGTCCGAGTGTTGAGATTCGAACTCAAGGCCTCTTGAACCCCATTCAGATAAAAAGCCAGTGTTTTCAATGTCGCCGGTGCTCACTACACCATCCATACATCAAGCGACGATCACTCCGCCTGGTTGAGCCTTGCTGCAACACCGGTCAGGTGCTTATTTCGGATGTGGGTGTAGGTATCCATCGTCACCTCAATTTTGCTATGGCCCAGGAGCCGCTGGGCATCTTTGACATCAATTCCCAACTCCCAGCACATCGTGGCGTAGGCGTGGCGCAACTGATGTGGCGTAACGGTTGGAGCCTTGACCATCACCACAATCTTGTCCTTATTATTCTTATTCTTATTCTTATTCTTCTTTTTCTCTTTTCTCTGTGATGTTTTCCACTCCCAGAGACCAACATCAAGGCAATACCGCCGCCATGCACTGCGAAATACGCTCTGAGTCAGCGGCTTCTGTCCGCCGAATAGATAATCATCCGGGTTCTTTTGCAGTGGACGCAAGATCTGTGCCAGCCGATCCAGCAGGATAACAGAACGGTCTCCCGCCTCGGTTTTGGTGGACTTGATCTCCGGGCGATTTCCCGTGCCGGCATAAGTAACGGATTTGCACACCCGGATCATGCCGGCCTTGAAATCAACGTCTCTCCATTGCAGAGCCAGCAGCTCCCCACGGCGCAGGCCGGTATAGAGCAGCATATAAGGGAACAAACCAAAAGGCTCATTGACATTCTTCCGGATGATTTCCAGCTGATCCTCTTCCGGACATTCCCGTGTGGCTACTGCAAGCCCCTTCGGCACCTGGACGGTTGCCGCAGGGTTCTCTGTAATATCCTGCATTAGGATTCCGTGGTTAAAGATCTGATTCAGTACGCAGAGATAGATGGACACACTATGCTGGGCATACCCTCGCTTTGCCATTAACTCCAGAGCCCGCTTTACATCCAAGGGGACAATCTCTTTCACAGACTTTCCACGGAAATCTTCCTTCGCCCGTTTTAGTGCCGGCGCATAGCTGGTCTGCGTTCCCGCTGCGATCTCCTCCCAGTGCTCTCGCTGCCATTCATCAGCCACCGCGGAAAACGTCCTTCCGGCAGCTCGTTCCTCCTGGTAGTCCAGCAGCTTAGCCTTGGCCTCCTGGAGCGTCTTCCCATAGAAATACTTTCGGACGCGTTTCCCCTTCTCATCCACCATCACGGTGACTTGATAGAGGCCGTCTTTGCGCTTTTTGGCATTTGCCATATTCAATTTCTCCTTCCATTTCCCCAAAAAGGGTGCTATAATGAAAGGGCAGATGGTTCTGTCAGAAAATCTGCCCCTTTCCCTCCCTCGGTGTTCGCAGCACCGGGGGAGGGATTTTTTTATGTCTAAATTATCAAACGTTTGGTTCTAGTCGATCAGCCCGCACTGCTGCTGTCAACTGCATCGTAAATAACCACTCCATTCATAACAGTGAGCAACGTGTTGTCCATATTCTGGTCGTTCAGTACGCTAAGCACACAACTGATGTTTTCATATCCGGCCGCATCGGCTGCACTGCATACCGACTCAGAAAGGGAGCACATACTTTCCACTAATGTATTCCAGGAATCTAGTGTGGTTTCTTCTCCGACAGCGGCATATACAGCAGCAGTTGCAATTCCATCTTGCCAAACATTGATGGTTGCAACGCCGTCAGATATTTCCAGACTATAACAATCCGGGTAGTTGGTGTCAAAAACAGGTTTCAGTATGCTTTCAAGTGCATCATAGTCAACCGAGGCAGCAGTATCCTCAGTGGACGTTTCCTCAACCGAAACCTCTTCGCTGGGGAGCTCCCATTTAACCGATCCATCATGGGAAACCGTGAGGTACTTTTCCGTTTTCAATAATGCACCAGTATCATCAATCTCACCCAGTGATGCAAGCAGGGTCGAACAACTATTGAAAACCACTCCGGTTCCATCCCCGAAGTCAATGGTAAACCAGTTATAATCAGCACCATCCACAACTTCAAGGGCGAACTCTGCAATTTGATCATCGGTCAGCGCATCGAACTGGGAACGTGTATAGGTCACCCATGCTCTGGTACCAATGACATTCCCTCCTCCGCTCTTGACATCTGCTGTATTCACTTCCAGATTCATCAAAGGATTGGAAGAAGCAGATTCCTCGGGTGATTCAACTTCTGGAGATTCCACCACTGCGGCAGACTCACTTTCCGCAGGCGATGTATCCTCAGTTTCTCCGCCGCCGCCAATAGAGCCAATGATTCCAATGACGACCACAACACCAATCACAATTGCGATCCACTTCTTGCTTTTCTTTTTCTTCGGCTTAGGGTCAGTTGTAAATTCGTTCGGATTACCATCTTGCGGTGTAGCATTTTTCTTCTGGAACATTTTTCTTTCTCCTTTCTCTTTTTGCTGGGACGAATGTATTTTATCACCTACTTAAATAGGTGCATAAACCCAATTGCCTTTCCTTCGATATGCACATCTCGCATCGATTCACCGGTGAAGGTGATCGGCGCATAACTGCTGTTTGCCGGAACCAGAGTCACACAGTCCTGACTAATGTACACCCGCTTCAAGGTTGCCTCTCCCCCAATTCTAACAACAGCGATCTGACCGTTTTCCACGGTGGGCTGGGCCCTGACATACACCAGATCGCCATCTTGGATGTTAGCGTCGATCATGCTGTCCCCGCAGCAGATCAGGCAGAAATCACAGCGGCAGGTCTCCGGGGCATCCACATAGCCCTCTACATTCTCTTCCGCCGTGATGGGATTCCCGCAGGCCACACGGCCAATCAAGGGCACCTTGTGCATTTTGGGAACGGGAATGCAGCCAGGGGGGATGTATTTGCGGTCGGATTCGCTGACATCAGGATAGCGAGATACATCGTATCCAATAAGCCACGCTGGATTCACATTAAGCACCCTAGCAATCTCACCGGCTACAATACGCTTTGGCTTCCTTGTCCCATTTACATAAGCGCTAACAGACTGTTTTGAGATGCCCAGTATATTTGCCAATTCAGTGGCTGTCATATCTCCCATCGCTTCTCTCAGACGATCGTGAAAAGTTGATATGAGTTCCATTTCATCACACCTTTCCTATGAGTGAAATATATCACATCATGTCCACAAAATCAACACAAAATAAAAAATTTTTAAAAATTGTCCACAAAGTGGTTGACAACTAGCGCGAGCGGTGGTAGTATGTCATTGTCCACAATGTGGATATCGGAAGAAAGGGGGTGCAAATATGGATTGCATCAATCTCCGTGGAGCAGTGATGTCAAAGTACAAAACCATTGGCGAATTTGCGAATGAGATAGGTTGGAATCGGAATAAGGCCAGCCGAATTGTCAATGGAGTCCAAGATCCAGACATCGAAGATATCCAGAAAATCACAAAAGTTCTTGGCATCGAGTCAAAGGACGTGTTTCTGAATATTTTTTTTAGTTCGCTGTCCACTTTGTGGACACAGTGACCATTGTGTAAAAGAGAAGGAGGTAACCAAAATGGCACGGGAGCAAGAAAACTACCGGGATAATCTGCAACTGCTCACCGAAATGTTCCCGGGCAAGCTGGCACTGACCATTCAAGAATGCTGTCAGGTCTGCGGGGTGAAGGATCGCCGGACACTGCTGAAGGATCGAGCCTTCCCCGCACGCATGATTGCTGGCCGGTATCAGATCCCCATCGCCGATCTGGCAAGGTATTTGTAAACCACTGAGTATCCAATAAAGGGAGGTGAACCCAATGGAAAAGCTGCTTACCCTGTGTCCCCACTGCGCTACGCTGATGCGGGATGCAAACTATCTGCTCTGGCCCACCGGCATGGAGGCGAAGCGGGTTTGCGATCACTGCCGCAAAAAGGTCTATGCAAAGAACTTTACCGTGCGCAAGCGCAGCCGCGAAGATCAGTACAGCCGGGACGACCGGTAAAAAGAAACGCCGCCTGCGAAGCGGCAACTCCGTAGGCGGCAATGGGGTTGATGTGTCAAACCATCTGCCTCAAGTATAGCGAATTTGGAGGTAAAAAGCAAGATGAAGAATATGAAATTGGAACGGGCGGAGCTTATGCCCACCCGGATTTGGTTAACCGCAACCCATGATAATGGCAGCCTGATTCCCGACCCGGATGTGAACGTGATGCACCTAAACGCAGAGGACGTGGAACCGCTCCTCACCGAGGCGGTGGTGGTGCTGGCCGACCATATGGGCATCCCGCCTCAGTCGCTGCTCAAGCAGGTGGCAGGCCAGGTGCGCCGGCGGGTGTGGATCCGCCGCATCATGGGCCGCGGCCTGGATCGGCAGGAGGAAGATGCCCGGGGCCAGGTTATCCAGTTGCAGGTGATTGGGGGTAGATCCTAATGGACATCCGGCTCATCTCTCTGACCCTGGATCACTTCAAGGGCGCAGAGCACTTCACCTTTACCCCAGACGGCGAGAGTTTCCTGGTGTATGGCAAAAACGCCACCGGGAAGACCACCATCTATGATGCGCTGACCTGGTGCCTCTGGGGCAAGGACAGCCAGGGCCGCAAGGACTTCGATATCAAGCCTCTGGACGACCACAACCAGGTGAAGGATCACAGTGCCATTACCAGTGTCACCGCCACTCTGGAGACCACCGACGGCTTCTTCACCTTCCGGCGCACCTACTATGAGAAGTGGAGCAAGAAGCGGGGCAAGGGAGATGCCACCTTTGACGGCCATAGCAGTGACTACTTTGTCAATGAGATCCCAGTGCTGAAATCGGAGTTTGACCACAAGGTGGCAGCTCTGGTGGAGGAGGACACCTTCCGGCTCTTGACCTCTGTGACCTACTTACCCGAAACCATGAAGTGGCAGGATCGCCGGGAAATGCTCTTCCGGCTGGCCGGAACCGCCAGCGACACCGAGATCATGGAGCAGGATCCCCGCTTCGCGTCCCTGGCCGGGGGCCTGGATGGGCGCAGTTTGGACGATTACAAGAAGGTGCTGCTCAGCCGCCGGAAGGGGCTGGACAGAGACCGTAAGGACATTCCGGCCCGGATGGATGAGTGTAAGCGCACCCTGGCAAATTGCAGCGGCGTAGACTTTGCCACGCTGCGGGAACAGCGGGAAACGCTGTCTCAGCAGGAAGAGCAGGTCAAGGCAGAATTGGCCCTCTATTCCGCCGGGAACTCCACTGCCCAGCTTCGCGGGCAGCTGGATCAGCTGGAGGCCCAAACCCGCGCGCTGGATGCGGAGGATCGGGCCTATCAGGCAGAACACCGGCAAGCCGGTGAGGATCCCGCCGAACTGGCTGCACTGCTCAGGAGAATGGAGATCCAGGAGCGCGGCTGCCGTGCAGATCTGGAGTCCACCAGAAACCAGATCAAGGCCCAGGAGGAAGAATTGGAGTCCCTGCGAGGCGACTGGAGGCGGATCAGCGGAGAGGCTTACTCCAAGTCAGACCGCTGTCATTCCTGCGGGCAGAAGCTTCCCATAGCCCAGCTGGATCAGGCCAAGAGCAAATGGGCCGCTGATCGAGATCGCAGGCTGAATGCGGTGACCAAGTCTGCGACTGAAATCAAAGCCCATATGGAGTCACTGTTAGCCCGCCAGGAAGAACAGGCTGACGCTCTGCGGCAGATGGAAGAGAAGGTGGACAAGGTACAAGCCAGGCTGGATAAGGCCCGTCAGGCGGCTCAGATGCCCCCTGAGCATATGCCCGGGTATGCAGCCCAACGGGAGGCGTTGGAAACCAAGGCTAAGCTGCTGGGAGCCCAGGTGAGCCAGCTGGAAGCGGACAGCATTACCGGCTATCGCAAGCTGGTGGAGCAGCGGGATAGCCTCCATTTAAAGATTGCCGCTCTGGATGTGGAACTGTCCAAAGAGGGGCGTATCCGGGACGCAAACCAACGGATCGAGGAACTGAATCAGCAGGCCAGGAAGGCCGCTGAAGCCGTGGAGGAACTGGATCAGATGCTTTATCTCTGTGAGGAGTTTTCCCGGTTCCGGGCCAGCTTCGTGGAGCAGTCGGTGAACCAGCTGTTTGACAATGCGTCCTTCCGCCTGTTCCGGGAGCAGATTAACGGCGGCCTGGAAGAGTGCTGCGACGTGATGTATCAGGGTGTTCCATACGGGAGCCTAAACAATGGCGCAAGAATTAACATTGGTATCGACATCATTCGGACGTTCAGCCGGGAGATGGGGATTCATGTTCCGCTCTTTGTAGACAACGCGGAGAGCGTGACCGACCTGTGGAGTTCCGGCGGGCAAATGGTATTGTTGGTAGTAAATAAAGATGATGATATTTTGAGGACAGAAAGGATGTATGAGAAATGATTTTGCATTTGGAGAAAAAGCCCACCTATCCCCCTATGGAGGCTAAGCCCTATCCCGCCGTTTGTGTGGGCATCTATTTTATCGGCGAGCAGGAGACCCATTACAAGAATCGGACTGGATTCAAAGACCAGATCGTATTCACCTTCGAGTTCCCCACGGTGACGTTGGAGATTGATGGGGAGCAAAAGCCTCGTCAGCTGTCCAGAACCTACAATTACCTGGCCGGCGAAAAGAGCAATCTGAGAAAGATGCTGTCCAGCTGGATCGGCAGGGACGTTGGTGACGCTGGGATCCTGACCTTTGACTCCTCTCTCTATCTGGGACACAGTGCCCTGGTGCAGGTGGTTAAGAAGGACAACGGATACAACGATATCACCTCTGTGATGGCTTTGCCGGAGGGGATGCCGGATCCTACCACTCAAACTCCACTGCGGGAGTTCAACGTAAACGATTGGGACGATGCTGTGTTCCAAACGCTGCCGGAGTGGATCCAGGCGAGGATCCAGCGGTCTACCCAGTACAAGGAGGGCCATACCCCTGCGGAGGCTGTTGACTTTCCGGATGGGCAGCTGACTGAGATGTCCGACGATACGAGGGTGCCGTTTTGAATTTGATTTCCCTGGGCTCCTCCTCCAAAGGGAACTGCTATCTGATCAATGACGGCAGCAGCGTTCTTATGGTGGAGTGTGGGCTGACCTGGAAGCGGCTTCAGCTGAGGCTGCACCAAGCCGGGTATACGCTGAATCAGCTGGACGGGGTACTGATCACCCACGAACACGGAGACCACGCCAAAAGCTGGCAGCAGCTCTGTGAGGCCGGGATTCCAGTCTATGCGAGCCAAGGAACCATTGCCGCACTGGGGGCGGAGGGCAACCTCTACCCCCTCGCGCCGCCCGTCGGCCACAACGTAGGAGAGCCCAGTTCCATCGGTGGCTATGACGTGATCCCGTTCCGCACCCAGCACGATGCAATGGAGCCGCTGGGGTTCCTGATCCGCAGCCGGCGTGACCGGGAGAAGCTGGCCTTTGCCACGGACACCGTCAGTCTGGGCTATCAATTTAACCGTTTAAATTTGCTTGCTGTTGAAGCAAATTATAGTAATGATATTCTAGTTTATCACAGTAAAATTCCGGAAGAAGTAAAGCGGCGCATCCGGCACAGCCATATGGAGATTAAAACCCTCTGCAAATGGCTCTCTTCCCTTGACCTGGAAGGATGCCGGGAGATCTACCTGATGCACCTGTCCGATGCCAGCGGTGATGAAGATAGCTTTATCCGGCAGGTGCAGGCGGTGGTTCCCGCCCATTGCCGGGTCACAGCATTTCCAAAAGGGGGATGAACCGTGAAAAAGGAAAAGAACAGTTTTGTTGTTTACTATGAATGGGAGGACTGCTGTTCCAACCTGACTGACGAACAGGTGGGAAAGCTGGCCCGGGCAATCTACGCCCTGGAGCGACGGGGGGAGGTCTATGACGGGGAGGATCCGATTATCCGTATGGCGTTTTCCTTCATTGCCCATTCGATCCAGGCAAACAAGGAAAAGTATGCGCAGACGGTTCAGCGGCGCGCAGAGGCGGGTCGTCAAGGCGGGGCACCCAAAGGAAATCAAAACGCAACAAAACAACCAAATGCTTGTTTAAACAAGCAAAACAACCAAAAACAAGCAAAACAAGCAAAACAAGCGGATAGTGATAGTGAACGGGAACGGGATAGTGATAGTGATAGTGAACGGGAAAGGGAAGGGGATAGTGAACGGGAAGGAGAAGTGCCTGCGGCGGCTCCCTCCCCCCATCCCCAGGTAGAGAAGGCTCCCAGTGTCCAGGAAGTCAGTCAGTACGCAACGGATCACGGCCTCTCCATCGACGCAGAGAAGTTTTGCGCCTTTTATGGGGAACGGGGCTGGAAAGCCGGGAAGAATGACCTGCTTCGTGGCGGCCTCTGGCGGGAGAAGCTGGGAGAATGGGCTCGAACGGAGTTCCCCCGGCGCAAGCAGGGCCAGAAAGCCAACGGCGGGCCGCCGTCCGCTTCACTGCGGGATCCGCGCCTAGAGGAGGATCTGCGCAGACAGATGGAGTATATGCGAAAACGAACGCAGTATGTGCAGGAATGAACACACGGAGGTGAGCACACATGATTTGTCCTATCTGTGAGGCATGGGAGACACAGACCACAAACACCGTGGAACTGGGGTTCGCCGTGTACCGCCGCCGGAGGTGCAAAGACCCGGAATGTCAGGCGGTGGTGTTTTCGAAGGAACTTGAGTGTTCCGAGGCGGAGTATATCGCCGCGCGGGAGAAGAAAAACCAGACGCGAAAGAAGATCCGGGAGATCAGGAGGCGAATGCGAAAATGAAACGACACAACGTCACGAATCCGGAGGACTGGCCGCTTAATCTGCTGAAGGAATTGCAGGAATTTTACGGGTGTTACCCGGATGGAAAGCCCGCACTGGATGAGAACGGGAACCCCATCATCTTTGTGAATGAGCTACCGCCAGACTTTAACGGCACTCTGGACTATGTCCTTTGGTCGCTGACCGCGCGGGAGCGTGATGTCCTGCTGATGCGGTACAAGCAAGGTCTACGGCTAGAGGATGTGGGCAAGCACTATGGCGTAACCAGGGAGCGTGTGCGCCAGATCGAAGCGAAAGCAATCCGCAAGCTGCGGCACCCAACGCGGATGAAGATGCTATGCTACGGGCTGAGAAAAGTGGAGCAACAACACCTTGCCGCCTTGGGGGCGGAACTGGACGAAGATCGTAACAAAATCTATGCTGAGGGCTATGCAGAGGGGTACAAAGCCGGACAGGACGATGCCACCGCGGGCAAGGATAACACGCCCTTAACCCTCTCTCAGGCTGAAGCGGCGCAAATAACCCTAGCAGAGCTAGACCTGTCTGTCCGCTCTTACAACTGCCTTTTTCGGGCGGGGGTAAGAACGGCGGAAGACATCGCGCAAATGACCCTGCCAGAGTTGCAAAAAATCAGAAATCTAGGCCGCCGCTCTTGCGAGGAAATCGTTGGACGGCTTGAGAGCGTGGGTCTGACGCTGAGAAAGGCGGGAGAAGAATGACCACAGACGAAGCAATTTACACGCCGAGAGAGTTGCAAAGCGATGAGAAAGCTTAGAAAGGAAGTGCACAACCGTGTCTAAAGACGAAATTATCGATTTTTTTGAGGAGTGTGCCAGATCGGCAGAAGATCGAGAGATGTGGCTGGCCGGGCGGGACGATTACGATCCCGAAGAACTGAGAGATGCCGTGAGGGAGCGGGAATGTTATTTGGCCGCCATTCGAGCTCTGAAGAACCAAGCATGATTTACGGCATGAACCCGCGTCATTGCCCCGCCTGCGGTGCCACTCTGACCCTGGAGATCATTGACGGCTGGGCAATGGCCATCTGTACCAAGTGCAGCTACCGGCGGCCCAGGGAGGACGCGCTGCGGGAAGTGGAGGAACTGGAAGGAGGCCAAAAGAAGCATGAGTCAACAGAAAGAGCGTAAGGAGCTGGCCAGAATGCTCCGCCGTCTGGCGATTGAAAAGCGGCCCTTCGCCTGCATGGGCTGCGGGCTGGAGCACGGATGCAGCACACGGGGCTGCGCGGTAATGCGCCGGGCGGCGGAAATTCTAGGCGATATGGAGGAACCTGAGGATGCAGGACTGGGAAAAGGATGCCATTAACGAACTGAAATACTACGAATCGCGGCAAATGGCTCTGGAAAATATGGCTCTGAACATCAGGAGCATGGAACTCCGGCAGACCGCCATTCGCTCCGCCAGTGCAGACAGCACTCCAGTTGCCGGCGGCGGCAATGGCTGGGAACAAAATCAGCTGGATCTTATGATCAAGATCGAGAAGGAGCGGAACAATCTGGAGGCAGATCGGCTACAATGTGCGCGGATCCGGCGGGCCCTGGCCGCCCTGGCCCCGGAGGAACGCCGGGTCTTGGAACTGTTTTACATCCACCCCGGGCGGGGGGCTGCGGAGCGGCTTTCGGAGGAACTGAACATCTCCGTCCCCAATGTCTACCGCAAGCGGGACGCGGCGTTGTACCGGTTTACCGTTTCCCTTCACGGCTGCCGGGAAAGCTGATAATTTTTTGAGAGGATTTTCCGGGAAACCTGTGGTATACTGGAATCATCAAAAAAGGCGCAAGGCAGTTTCGGAGATCGAAGCTGCCTTTTTTCGCTCTGGAGGTGATGATCATGGCCGGACGGCCTTTGAAGTACAAGACGAAGAAAGCCCTGGAGGAGGCCATTGAGGCATACTTCCGGCGATGCCAGCAGGAAGATCGGCCTCCTACCGTCACAGGCCTGGCCTATGAACTGGGCTTTCTCTCCCGCCAGGCCCTGCTGAACTATCAGGATCGACCCGAATTTCATGACACGATAACGCGGGCGAAGCTGCGCATTGAGACCTACGCTGAGGAACGGCTCTTTGACCGCGAGGGTGTCAACGGGGCCAAGTTCTCCCTGACCAACAATTTCGAGGGCTGGAGCAATGCCCCGGCCCAAACCAGCAAACAGGAGGCTCTGGCGAAGGCTGCGGAACTGCTGGGAGTGATCAGCAGTGCTATCGAGTAAACAGCAGGAATATCTGAATCTATGCACCCACCGCTGGAACCTAAAGATTGGTGCCACCGGCAGCGGAAAAAGCTGGCTGGACTACGCGGTGGTGATCCCAAAGCGGCTCATGGCCATGCAGGGCCAGGGGGCTGCGGTCATGCTGGGCCATACCCAGGGCACCCTCTCCCGGAACATCCTGGATCCCATGCGTGAGATCTGGGGGGACAGCCTGGTTGGAACCATCCGCAGCGGAGACAACACCGTGGAACTGTTTGGCCGCCGGGTGTATGCGCTGGGGGCAGACAAAAAGAGCAGCGTAGCCCGGATCCAGGGCATGACCATCGAGTACGCCTATGGGGATGAGATGGGCACCTGGAACCAGGAACTGTTTGAGATGCTGAAAAGCCGCCTCCGCTGTGCTCACAGCGCATTTGACGGAACCGCCAACCCCGCAGGCCCCCAGCACTTCGTAAAGAAGTTCATCGACAGCGATGCGGATGTGTATTGCCAAACCTCGACCATTGACGATAATCCCTTCCTGCCGGCTGAGTTCGTGGCCCAGCTGAAGAAGGAATACGCGGGAACCGTGTATTATAACCGGTTTATCCTGGGCCAATGGGCTGCTGCGGAGGGCGTGATCTACCGCTCCTTTGCGGACAGCATTGCCGCCGGGGACGGCCGTTTCCTCTGGCCTGCTCAGCGGGAATTAAGGCTCTGCAAGGTGGTTGTGGGTGTGGACTTCGGCGGAAACGGATCGAAGCACGCCTTTGTGGCCACCGGATTTCTTCCACTGGGTCAAGGGGTAGTGGCCCTGGCCTCCCAGCGGCTGGAACCCGGCGATGTAACGCAGCTGGTGAAGCAGCTGACCACCTTCCTCCGCTCGATCCTGGGCCGCTGGAAGCGGATCGATGCCATTTACTGCGACAGCGCAGAGCAGGTCATAATTCGGCAGATCCGGGCTGACCTGAGCCGGAACGGGCTGGGATACCTGGCGGAGCGGGTTTTCGGCTCCAAGAAAATTGAAATAACGGAACGGATCCGGCTGACCTCTATTCTCATGGGTGGCAGCCGGTTTTTTTATTTGCCAGAGGCTGCCACGCTGCGGGACGCGCTGAGCGAGGCCCTGTGGAGCGATAAGTACCAGGGGAAAGACGTGCGACTGGACGACGGATCCACCGATATAGACAGCCTGGACGCATTCGAATACACCATCGAGCGGGATCGCGCCGCTCTGCTGGGAGGATTTTGAGACGTGAATATCACACGATTTATCGCCTATCTGAACGAGACAAAACATCTGCACATTGACGGCAGCTATTACAGCTATATCGAGACCTGGAAAGACTGGTGGAGAGGCTATGACGGAACCTTCCACAAGGTCACCGAGCAGGTGGTGGACGGCTCTACCCAGGCAAGAACCATGAGCTCTCTCCGTATGGCGAAGCACGCCTGTGAGGATTGGGCCACGCTGCTGCTCAATGACCGCACCACCGCCACCGTGGCAGACGCATCCAGTGCAAAATGGCTGCTGGGAGATCAGGATCAGACCGGCGGCATTCTGGGGAAGCTGTCGTTCTGGCCCAATGCCAACCGGCTGGTGGAGGAGGCGTTCCGCTCCGGCACCGGGGCCTTTGTGATGAGCGTGGAGGGAGCCGCCCTTCAGACCGGTGTGCTGCAAAAGACACCGACCGCCCGGGTTTCCCTGGATTATCTTCCGGCAGAGTGCATTCTCCCCATAACGGTTCGCCACGGCCTAGTGACAGAGGCGGCCTTTGCCAGCGGGGTTTCCTTGCGTGGCGATGCCTGTATTTACCTCCAAACCCATCAGCTGGTGAGGAATCCCGCCGGTGGCCTGCAATACCAGATCACCAACGAGTTCTTTAAGGGCCAGGGCGAAGAAACCGACTGCGCCAGCTATCAGCCCCAGCCCCTTCCGAAGGGCATGATCGGCAGGTTCTTTACCGGCAGTGATGTCCCCTGGTTTGCGCTGTTCTCTCCCGCCGGCGTAAAGAACATCAGCGGCGGAACAGGGCTGGGCATGGCAGTGTTTTCCGAGGCACTGGATGCTGCCAAACAGGTGGATCTGGCCTTTGACAACTACGGGCAGGATATCTACCTGGGTGGCAAGAAGGTGTTCTATAACAAGCGGCTGGTGGAGACCCGCTTCAATAGCGATGGCCAGCCCTACCAGGTGCCGCCGGATGCGGCCAGGCGGCGCATTTTCTACCAGCTGCCCGGCGGGGATCCCGATGCTTCGCCGGATTGGCATGAGTATAACCCAGACCTCCGGGTGGATGACAACAGCAAGGCGGTTCAAGATGCCCTGGATTACTTCTCCTTCAAGGTTGGCCTGGGCACCCATCATTACCAGTTCAATTCCGGGAACATTGCCACCGCCACCCAGTATAACGGAGATCGGCAGGACATGGTGCAGCACGCCAACCGGCATCAGATCCAGATCGAGGCCGCGCTGATCCGCATCTTCCGGGCACTCCTTTGGGCGGGCCGGGAACTGCTAGGGGCTCCGGTGGATCCGGAGACAGAGGTCTCCATCAACTGGGACGACAGTTACATCACCGATCAGGAGAGCCGCCTGGCTACAATGCGGGAGGATGCGCTGTCCGGCCTGATCCCCCGTTATCGGTATCTGATGGCCAGGTATGGACTGAACGAGGCCGCCGCCCGGCAGATGGCCCAGGAGGCTCAGGAGGACAGCCAGAGCGGCGAACCACTGAGCTTTGGTGAGATCTGATGCTGTCTCCCGACTATCTTGACAAAGCACCGGAACCGCTAACCCAGCTGATGCAGAATCTGGAGGACGATATTCTAAAAGACGTGGCCCGGCGCATTGGCAAGATGGGGACGGTCACCGACACCGCCCAATGGCAGATGTGGCGGCTGGAGCAGATCAGCGGACTGCGCAAAGACGTGGTGAAACGCCTGGCTCAGTACAGCGG